CCATAAACCTACAGATAATCTAATATCATCCGGTCCATCTTGCTTAATTCTACCACCTTTACCCCACATTAGGTAAGTTTCAATATCCGTAGCAATTTTAGATAAGTGAGCTGCTTCCATATTTGTAATGAAAGTTCTTGTAAGAGTTCCATTTTCAAATGCTTCTCTAGCACCAGCTTTACCCATGTTTGCAACAAGTCCTTCAATACTAGGTACTGATGGGTTGTTTGGATCTGTGTTGAAGTTTCTCCAGATTTCAGTAACAGGTACAGTACCATCAGCGTTTAATCCACCTTTGATCATTAAATCTGCTCTTGAAGAAATTGAATAGTGTACGTGTGCTTCTGCTCCTCCTACAAAGTTGTAGAACTCACGGAAACCAGAACCTGTTTCAATGTCAGAGAATCTTTCTCCGTACTCACCTCTTGCAGAACCTTTTCTGAAGAACTTTGTACCTTTAGCTAAATACTTGTTATCCAAGATAGCCGTGTTGTTGTTGTTAACTAATTGAACAGTGTAAACAAAACCGTCACCTGCAGGGATAATATCATCTGCTGTGATGTAAAGTTCAAGTCCATTATACTTATCATAAGTAATAATGTCACCATGTCCAAAAGTTCTTTTGTTAATCTTAATCTTAAATAGAGTTCCATCTACACCTTTGCTATCATTAGCTGGTTCAATGTCTGCCACTATGTAAGGAAGATCTTGTGCAATAGGAGTTTGCCACTTGTACTCACCTCTAGCGTTATCCACCATGATTGTATTCTTTCCACCAAAAGAAGCCATTTGATATAAAGGCATTTCTACCTTCTGGGTCATAGCCCATAAATCAATTGGTCCCATATCCATAGGCTCAGGGTTACCAAGCATCTGTGTAAGGTGATAAGAATCAACATGTGAACTAGCTTTGTAGCTTGTATCACGTAGGAAAATCCCATTATTTAAAACTGGAGTTGCCATAATTTTTGATTGTTTTTAGTTAATAATTAATTTTCAGTTTATATATTTAATTTACTTAATTAAATTCGTTTAAATATGTTTGATGGTCTAGGTATTTTTCTTTTAGCAGATTTTCTTTTGTTTTCTTCTTCTGCTTGTGCTACACCTAATGATGATCCACCTATATTGCTTTGTTCACTTTTTAGTTTTCTAACTGTTTTCTCTACACTCTTCTGAGCTCCCTTATCCATTATTTTTGCTTTGTATCCTGTTGGATCTTGTAGCAACCATAATGCTTCAGAAATTAAAGAGTAGTTAGGTTCAACAAATTGATATTTTTCTAACAAGTGTCCTAAAAGATTTGTATTAGTTCCACTTACTGAAGGATAGTTAGGCTGTACTAAACCATTATATAACATAGCTTGAGTCTTTCTATCTACCTTAATATCTCCCAACTTACCTTCTTTTAATGTTTCATATACATTTTTCATGTAAGCTTGTGATGCATTCTCTTGTTGTTTCTTTTTCAATTCTTGCTCTTTTAATTTCTGAGCAACAACTTTCTCTTGCATCTTATCTAATTTTGGTTTAAACTTATTTGCTTGAGTTTCAAGTTTACCTAAGTCTTTCCAAATTTCTATTTCTTCTTGAATATCTTCTGCTGATCCATATCCGGTAGCACTTAAGTATTCAGTAATTATTCTTTCTTGTCCTGTTACAGATTTAACATCAATAGTTTTTGTTTCTTCTACTTGACCTAAAGTTGTAAATAAACCTTTTAAATCTTTACCACCATCAGCTACATACTTAGCAGCTATTTGTAATTCTTGTGGTAAACTTTGAAAAAATTGTTTAGGAGTTTCTCTTCTAACTTGATTAGCTTTCTCATCCATGTTTGCTTGGATAAGTTCTTCCCAGTCTTTAGCTGTATAGTCTTCTAATTCTTTGTCATCATCAAAAGGAACAATTTTATCATCCTTAATTAATTTTGAGAATACATCAGATATACCACTAATTGATTTTCTTCCTCTTGTTTCTTTCTTTTCTTCTTCTGAATTTTCATCTAGTTCAGCACTAGGGTCTAATGAATCAAAAATATCTTCTGCATTTTCAGTTTCAACTTTTTCTTCTGTAACTTTTGCAGTTACTTCTTCTTTAGTTTCTTCCTCTTTCTCTTCTACTTTAGCAGATAAATCATCTACATCAGTAATGTCTGGATCTGCAAAAGACATATCAGCTTTTTCCCCTCTTGTAAAAATACTTTTAGGTTTAGCTTTAGTATCTTGAATCATATCAGCACCGCTTGGAGCAGCATTGAATATTTCATCTAAATTTACTTCTACTTGTTCTACTTTACTATTCACAGTCTGTGTTTCAGTTGCCATAATTATGTTGGTTTTAATAATTAATACTCTTTACATAAATAATATACAGAAAGTTTTCTATACAATCATCATGATAAACTTAAAAAATTTTATTAAATATGAAAATAAATTGCAGTATATAGCTAACGCTTATTTATCCTTCTTTTTATTAGGTAAATCATACTTGTTTTTATTTTCTTTTGCTATTTGAAGTTTAGTGTCAGCTATTTGTTTTGAAGCAGCTATTTTCTCTCTTTCAACTTGTAATCTACTACCTTCCATATTTTGCTTAGAAGCATTTTCTTCACGCTTCATATTCATTTGCTCTCTATATTGAGTAGTTTCTCTGATCTCTTTCATTGCATCTTGATAATCAGATTGTTGATTCTGATTTATATCAACCATTGAACCATACCCAGCAGATCTAATCTCTGCTAGTAAAACATCATTCTGTCTATCTTTTTCATTCTCAGACATCTCAACTTGAAGTTTTTGTTGTTCTTCTTGAGCTTTAGCTTGCAATTGTTGTTCTTGCATTTGCTGTTGTTGCTGCATATCTTGTTGTCTTTGTTGTTGGATTCTAGTTTCAGAATCTTTAAGAATGTCAGATACTTCTGCAATTGAGTCAGCTTTAACAATATTACCAAGTTCATAAATACTTGCACCAGTAGTATTATTAGTTAATGCCATTTGCTTTAAGTTCTCTAAGATAGCTCTGTGGTTAGTCTTAGTAGTTGCAAATACATTAAAGTCTCTAAGTAATAGTTCAGTACCATTGATAGCAAAATTAACCTTCTCAGCCTCTGTAGAGATATATTGAAGTCTTAAGCTAGGATTTGTACTGTGATAGTATTGAGATAAATCAGTTCTCATTTGATGTACTCTTGGCATTAAATGATCAGAATGCTGAACAAAATACATTTCAGTTTGTGCATATGATTGTTGCATAGCCTGTACAACACCTGTTGCAGTTTGTGCTGATACTGGTCCTCCTAAACGTTGTGGGTTTATACCTATAGCATCAAAGCACTGTTCTTTAAAATAATTTGCCAATTGTATTCTTGACATTAATCTACTAGTTTGCTCCATGTTTAGAGTCTGGTAGTGATTGAAGTTGGTGGCATTCTCAGTATTAGTAATTGATGTATCTAAAGGTAACATTTGAAAATCTTTCATTGCTACCCATGCTTTAGCATAATTATTTTTACCCCAGTCTTCTCCCATAGAGTGACGTGGTAAAGCATTTTGATCAAACATGATTACCGTTCCTAATTCATCTATCAGAATGTCTGCAATTTGGTTATTAACCATATTGTACCCAACTTGATAAGCTTTCATTAAATCAACTAATGAAGTAGATCTTGTGTTTCTATCAGAAAAAACTCTACCTTCAACAGGTAACTTACAACCATATAGGCTAGTGTTCCCTTTAAATTGAAATGGTAGTCTACCAGGCTTCTTTCTATTTATACCTAAATAGATTGGATTAACATTATCACCCATACTAGATTGCCACATTGCTGGTAAGTTTGGTCCAACTTTTACACCACCCCAAACTTCATTAATCCATATCCAGTCAATATGTTCTCCTTCTAATAAATTTTCTTTAGTCTTGCTCTTAAAGATTGACGTATCATATACTGCCTTCTTTGTAATCTTAAATGTTTCATCAACAATTTCTTGAATGATCTCTCCATCTAATTCTATTTTAGTAAGATGACCTACTCTACGTTGTGTCTTCCAATAGATTGTTGCAACTCTCATTAAGTTGCCTTCACCCCACATAGATATATCTTCATTCTCATCTAAGATTTCACTTAGTATATCTCCTCCTCTTGCAGGATCATTATGAAAGTTACTAGTAAATTGTCTATATGCTAAACCTGGTGAGTTTGTATTCCACTCATGAGATCTAGTTGCATCATAGTATGCTCCATCATTTTGATAACCATTTACTTGATATTGTGCTGATCTAGCTGGATATATTTTTTGTAATGACTTAAGCTGTGCTTCATCCATCAAATACCCATATCTATCTATTACATCTGATACAGTCATTAAATCTACTTTACCAGCATAATTAGAATCAGCAATATATCTTTGATCTGGAGATTTTTGATAGAAAGTTAATACTGGATTCCATAGCTCTACATCATAGTCATCTTCTAACATTCTAAAATGCCAGAATTCTCTATCTGCAATAAGCATATCACGGAAACCTCTTTCTTCAAGTTCTTGCATTTTGAATCTTTCTTCATCTACTGCAAGTTGATGAGATGCCCACTCTTCTACCATACTTCTATAAGACTTGCTAAAAAAGTCTTCTATTTCTGGTAATGATTTTATTGATTCTGGATTTAATTGTTTCTGAGCTTCTTCTGATGCCGGATCCATACCCATTTTAATCATTCTCTGAACTAACTGTGCTTCAGCGTCAGCTAGTAATGATTCTTCAATCTGTAATCTTTTTTGTTCTAACATCTCATTATAAGATGCATCATCTACAGCTCTAAACTGTACTTTAGAATATCTTTTAGCAAACTCTCCAGTAAGTACATTTATTACATTAGGTACAATTGGATAAAATTTTAACTCTAAAGCTGAATCATTTTCTTGAGTTAATGTATCCATTAAATCCTTATAGTCATTATCTGGCTCAACTATATAATCAGATTTATCTATTACTCCTTTTGCTAATTTATAATTCTTTAATAGTCTTCTTGAGTTAACACGTAAAAATTCAATGCCCTGTAATTCTAACCAATCTAAATTCCATGCGGCCCAATCATCAGTCTTTTTCTTATAAGGAAGAAACTGTGTTGGTTGTGTTAAGCTAGAAAATGTAGGCCCGCTTTCAGCTTTTGCCCCATTCTTCATTTGCATTGCATTTAATACTCTCATCTATTTATAATTTTTAAAGCCTGATCTTCTTATTCTTGGATTAGATTGTCTTTTGTTTCCACCTAAGTTCTTAAACGGACTATACTTTAATTTACTTATTTTTTCTGAATTTACCAAAGATTTACCCTCTGATTCACGTCTTTTGGTATATCCTCTATTTGACTGTTGTATTTTAACAAAAGCAATCAATGCACCAAAGGTTACTAATCTATCCACGTTTAATCCAGGATAATAAGCAAGCATTTCTTTTAATAGCATTGGGTCAGGGATTCTTTCTACACCCAATGTATTACTCATAACATTACCTTCATCATCTAATTCTTCATCTATAACTTCTCTCAAAAACTCAATTGCATAAGATATTAAATGACTTTTAAATAATGTACCGGTATTCTTCCATCCATACTCTTGATATACTGTTCTATTTGAACCTAAATCTTTTAGAAATAATATTTGTTGTTTAGGTACTAAATATCTTTGTTTTTTTCTAGCAATCATATGCTGAATAAATAATGATATATTGTTTTCTACTATTGTCCAAGCATTATACCATTCAATAATTAATTCAAGTCTTTCATGTGTTTTATTTATATCATCAAATCTTCCACACCATGCAGCAACAACTTTATCTTTTTCAATAAATTGTTCTACATCTCCACCAGGTAATTCTCTAGTAACTTCAGTAGCATTTTTATAAACATATATACTACACAAAGAATCTGATGTAGTTGTTTTACCTTCTGATACAGGGTCAATAGATGCATAGTATGCACCAAACTCAGGGCGTTTAGTTGCTGGTCTTTCCCATACTACAATAGATCCTGTTTTATCTGTTTGTTTCTTTTTAACTGGAAACTCTGATATAGGTAATTTTTTAGTTCTTTTAGCAATTATACCTGACTGATCTCTATCTAACTCAATTAACTCATAAGGATATTCTTTTTCCTCTATTTTTTTAAGTTGTTTACTAAGTATACCTTGAGGAAAAACTGATTCTTTTCTATATGCAAATGCCTCAGCAATATTAAGAGGTTTTTGAGATATTCTTAATTGGTATTGTTCACCACTTAAATCATTTTTCCATCTAGCTCTTTCAGTTTTAATAGCAACTATTGCTTCTTCTACTTCAGAATTACCGTAATCATCTAAATAAGGAGGCATAGACCATTGTTCTGGTATAAACAACCCTGCCATACCTATTGTGCCATCAGCATCCATTAAATTGGTTTCTACAGCATATATATCATTAGCTCCTGGATTAAGTATCATATCCTTTAAAGGACCACATTGTTCTAAATCACCTACAGATCCTGCTGCTATAAATTGACCTGTTGTCATCATACCAGAAGACATAGCAGGACGCAGATACTCATATGTCTGCATCATGTTTTTAGCAATACCAGCTTCCTCATGAAAGAAATAGGTACAAGGACCCCCTACCCCTGTGGTAGCATTCTTTTCAAAAGAAGCACCCTGAATCTTTGATTTAAGACCTCTTGATGTTTTTCTATTGTTTACTTTAACTTCTATCTGTTGTTGCCACAACAATACCTTTTCTGGATTACTAGGTCTATACCATGCAGTATGTTCATTAAGAAATGTTTTATACTCCTCTAAAAATTTCCATGAACCTTTATCATTAATATAATCTTTTAATGACGCACCTATCTTACATATAGAACCTTCTTCAAACCAATACTGATTTATGATTTTCCCCATATGAAAATATGAAGAAGCTATCTGTCTTTTTTTTAGTATAGCAACGTGTTGATTATTTAGTTCAGCAATAATCTCATACAATGCCATATGATATTGTGCATCCCTTACTTTAGCAAATCCATAATGTTTTTCTTCTTTATCAAAAATAGGTAAGAAGTTAAGCCACATATAATAATCTCTAGTAAGATACCACGCTTTACCATCATCTTTAAATATAACTCCAGTTCTACATTTGTTTTTTTGATCTTCCCAATATGCTGTAAAATCTTTAGATCTAAAAGGAGCATTGCAATAAAATCCTTGATCATTAAAAGTTGTAGCTTCTTGATTAAATTTTAGAGCTAATTTAGTAAATCCATAACTTCCAGGTTCTTTAAATATTGATTCTAAATATTCTCTAAATAGTAAGTCTGTAGAAAACTCTGTAGTACCCCACTTGCCATTCTCATATGTGGGTATAATTCTACTCATATCTTATAATAGCATATACATCTCCTACTTGCAATAATAAATGTTCTTCTCCTTCATGTTGCATAGGTGTAGGCATTGCATGATCTGCATATTGCACTATATCTCCAATTTGTATTTCAGTAACTTCATCACCTCTTCCTACTACTTTTCCTTGATAAGTTTGCTTTAAAGCTATTTCAGGTAAGTATAAACCTGACTTAGTTTTTGTTTCAGGTTTTATTTCTTTAATTAGTAGTTTCATCCCCACTGGAATTATTTTTTGTACCATTTTTTTATTGATTTTAAATTTGGTCATAAGCTAAACCTGCACCACCACGTACAGAGCTTTCTTGTTCTTGTTGCATATCAGTGAATGCTCCTTTGTATGATTGTCTAATTTGTTCAAACTTTGCAGCAGCATTTACCATAGAATTAATGTTACCATCTCTACCATGTTCTATTGCTGTGACTTCCATATACTTAGCCAGTCTATCTAACATAGCTTTAATACCTACATAAGCTCTATAGGTTGGTGTTTCATATAATTTCTTACACATATCAAGTCCATATCTTATTTTAGGATCTTCAGGTGACTCTTGTAATCCAATCTCCTCAATAATTATATCTTCTTTTTCATGTTCAGGTAAATTAAAAAATGGATTCATATCTGGATTAGGGCATGACATATAAAATAAATATTGATATACCGTCATGTGCGTATCAGGGTATTCATCCATTATACCTTTTAAAAAGGGTAATGAATAACAATGTTCAGTTAGAACAACCTTGCTGTTTTGTATATCAAATAATTTAACTATCATGTTGGGCAATTACATCCATCATCACATAACTCAAGACAATTATTTCTTTGATTCATCCAAGCTTTAATATCAGACACAGATTCTTTAAGTACTACAGGAAATGCATTTACAGATAAACCAACTACATGTACTTGGGTATAATTACTTCTTAGATTACCAGAAACTGGATCAAAGTATTTACTTACACCACAAAAAAGATTTACATCAACATACAGATCTGTTGTAATATTCATTGCTTGATTTAAAATGTTTCCATCAGAATCCATTCCAGGCTGTCCATCTGATGAACGTTGAACTACAGGAAATACCTGCGTCAATGTTCTAAAATTTGATTTTAATATTGGTATTTTAGGCATGTTTATTATTTTTATTGTTTATATCATTTTTTAACTCTTGGTATCCTACAACTAATATAATAGGTGATTGATCACCATACATTAAAACTTCAGTGTGCGTTTCCTGAAATTTACTAGTTGCTACATGAAAGTACTCTTTAAACCAAACTACTTTAGTTAAATCAACACTTATCTTTGTTTCTTCAAATCTAAAATCTGTAGGTACTTTAGACTTTAATGATTGTATTTCTACTGCTGCTGTATATTCTTTCATTATTGGTTTTCTTTTAACCACATAATTAATGAATTAACTTCATCTTTTAAATATGGTAGTTCATAGATCTTTATGTTCTCTAATACTGGTTCTCCATTTATATGTTCATTTATAGGATAACCATTACTATCTTCCCCTACTTGTTTAAACTTTACATGTTGAATAGTAAGTTTACCTATTTTAAGTTTAGGGTTGTGCTTTTTAATAATATACGCATAAATACTGAGCTGTAAATTATAATGATTTAAATTGCAATCATCTAAATGATTAAGTGGTCTAAACATTTTGTTAGTTATACCTTCCCAATTAGTAAATCCTTTGTCTTTAATTTCTTTATTAGTTTTATAATCATTGATGTTTATGTATCCATTAACAACTTCTACAACATCTGCTTGACCACATATACCAGCTGACTTTAAATATACTAAATGTTCAGGGTATACTCCTTCTTCTAATTTTTGTTTAGGAGCTAGCTTAATTCCACTATCACTAATAATAGGTTTAATAATAGGTACTTCTACACCATGACGGCCTATTGTATCTAAACCTAACATATCTGCTTCTCTTTGATTGTGATAAAAATTACCTAATGTTATAGCTCTATTTGTTTCACCATCCCATGCTGCTATAATCTCTTTAGGTGTCATACCATACCACTTAGATCTTTTATTCTTAGATGATTTTTTTGCTTGACCATCTCTATCAAATTTTGGTTTGAATTTAGACACTAATGAGGTTACACTTGTCCAAGATATTTTGTCTTGATCAATGCTCTCATATAGATGTCCATCTTCTTTAAATGAAATTGCCATCAGTGTGTTGAGTTTTGTTCCCAAAAGATGCCATTACTATGACTTGACGCTTTCTCTTTTGAAATATTAATATTATATGATATAGGTGCAGGGGTTAGCAGCGTTATAGCTTCTTCTGCACTTATTTGTTCTTCTGCTAGTAGTTCACCTACTATTTGTTCTTTAGTCAGTTTTTCCATTATCTTCTATTTGTTTGGTTATTAACTCTTCTTGTTCTTCTGATGTAAATGCATCCCAATATCCTTTAGGACATTCAGAAGATAAAGATCTCAATTTAAAAGCTAAACTACATCCACAATCTCCACAACATGGTTGTGTACCTGGAGCTACACATTTGTCACCTCCAGCATCAAATAAAGAACATTTTACACAAGTTTGAAATCTATCTGTAGCTACTGCTTCAACATGTTCTTTTTTAAAAATGTTATTAGATATACCTTCAGCTATCTTATCAGCATTCTTAAATACATCTATATATTTTTTCCACTTAGACATTGTTGTTTCTAAATTCTTTTTTTGTTAATATATCTTTTTCCATTTGTGCTAATGCCTTTTCCATTTGTACAATATCTTTCTGGATGTCTTCACTTTTAGCAAATCCAGAATATGTTCTCTTTGCCAAATTACCTATAATACTTTTTCCTCTTTTTATTGACTTTTCAAGTTTAGTTTTTCTTAAATAAAAAGTACCTAATCCATCTACATAAACTCTAGGAAAATCAAGGTTTGATAATTTACCCCTTAATTTTGCATAGTAAAAAGAAAGAAAGTCATCTACTACAGATTGATGGACACCAACTTTATCTGCTATTCCTTTCTTAAAATCTTTATGACTCTTTGGCTTCACGTCCTAAAACTTTATAGTCCAACAATACTAAACCTTTAGTCTGTACATTCATAGCTTTATTAAGCATAATAGTTTTTTTATTAATACCATCTTTAGCTAATAATCCTTTTTTCTCTGCTTTTGTTATAGCATTCCTAGCTGATTGTGAACTCTTAAAAATAGTTTCACCAACCAGTCTATTACAAAACTTAGTCAATTCAATCTTTCCAGATTTACTTAACTCACTTAAAAATTCTAAATCTGAATTACTTATACGTATATCATTAAAAAAACAATAGGTAACTATTTGATACCTTATTGATACGTCTATATCTACTTGTTGTTTTAAATCTACTTTATTTACTATTGCCATATTATAAACTCATTATCATATCTACAAAGTCAGGTTGAGGAAAACAATCCATCTTCCCTTTTCTAACATTGGTATGTGTTAATAGACCTTTAACCTTTCCATAATAAGCATCAGAATTAAAATCAAATCCTTTTGTAGGACCATACTTTTTTATAAACTGTTTAAGACCAAGTCTTATATCTATCTCATCTCTTTCACCAACATATCTAATCCACTTTTCAGTAGCTTTAATTTGTTCTTCACTATATTTATGCCAATATAGTTTACCTTTAAATGATTCAGGTAAGGTAGCTATTTGATTACTCTCACATGCTGACTTGACATACGTTAAATATTTATCATCTACTTTTTCTAAGTATCCCATATTACATATCTCTAAACCTACTGAATGTCTATTCATAAATCCAGATCCAGTCTTACCTAAATGCCAACCTTGATTTCCTTCTGCAAAAGCTTGCACCATTACACCATTATATTCATCATCTCCATTTTTATGGTTAATACCACCTAAAACAAATTCAGTAGCAATACGTCCTCTGCTATCTCTACCCCAGTGGTCAATACATCTATAAGGATTTGCATTACCAGCTGTATGATGCAAGAAAATATACTCATTTTGTATAGGTCCTTTCACATATTCTCCATCTGGTAAATAATGTTTGTGAATTACTTGATCAAAATTAGTTGTAAAGTATTGAGAGCTTATATCAGTATCTTCAATAATTTCATCTGGTATTTGGTATTCTACGTTTAATAATAATGACCACATATTATTATCTACCACACCAGTGCATGGCAATCCTTTATTAAGTTGATAGTTTTCAACAGCTTTCTCAGTAATAGGACCAAAGTGCCCATCTGTTGAGATCTTTAGTTTTGTTTGTAGTGTAACTACATCACTTCCTTTACTACCTAGTTTAAGTTGTCTCATGACTTCTCCCCTTCCATTGCTTTAGCCATAGCCTCTTGAAAAGCTTTACCTTCTTCTGAATTAGGATCTACTCCTTCTTGACTTTGTTGCTGAGCATATTGCTGAGCCATGAACATTTGTGATTGCATTCTTTCTGCTCTAGCTTTTTCAATTGCAGCTAAAAGCATCTCATAGTCTGCCTGTACTTCTAAGTGTGGAATATTGTCTTTGTAAAAAGAAGTAATTTCTTCTCTACGTTCAGCCATTTCCTCTTTACTCATTTGAGGCTCCTTGTCACTAAGCGGATTGTTGTTGGTTTCTTTTGACATCTTCTAATATTTTGTTATTAATATTTACAAAGATATACAAAAAAAGTTTACATCATAAAAGTTTACACGTTTTTTTAAGAAATTTTATTACGTGTAAATATATCTATTACGGTTTTGATTTCATTATACGCATAAAAACCTAACGTCTGACATGGAGTAGTAACATACCAACTTCCATCTTCTTCTGCTTGATCATTATCACCAGAAATAAATACTATATCACCTATTTGGTTTTCATAGTAAAAATAGTTTTCATCTTCCTCATCAATTAAAATCTTTTTAAATCCTAATTTTAATAGTTGTGCTTGTGTCATAATCTACCATTTAACTTTATCTGCCCAATATGCAGCAGACATCTTACCCTTTTTAATATTTTTTCCATGTCTTGCCTTAAAACTCTTACGTTTTGCCTTCATCTTAGCTGACTCACCTGCTTTTGGTTTACCAGCAGTCTTTGCACCTTTTTGACCAAAACGTATAGTCTTTACCTTGTCTCCTTCTTTAGCTACAACAATATGAGACTTCTTTGGGTGTCCCGGTGTACGCTTTGGTTTATTATACCCTGATACACCTGCTCTTGTTAATCTACTATCTTTTTTTGCTGCCATTATCTTTTCTTTCCTTTATGCAAACCATGCTTTGCGTGTTGTTTACCTTTCTTTGTTGCAGCACGTTTCTTTTTGTTTGCTGCAGCTAGCTTAGCTTTACCCTTTTTAGTACTCTTTAACTTAGCAATAGTTTTCTTTGGTGCATATACTTCACCTGTCTCAGAACTCTTCTTACCTGAAGCCGTTGTCCATTTCTGCTTAGTCCATCTAGTTAGACTTTTTTGTTGTTTAGTCTTTGCCATTACTTTCTATGTTTACATTGAGACTCCTCAAGTCTAATAAGATCTTTTTCAAGTTCTACTATTCTATCTTCAGATTCATTTATCATTCTGATTTTTTTTTCTAGTCTAGTTTCCAAGACTACCATATCATCTGATAATTGTGCAATTTGACTATAAGCAATACCCATAGTAAATATAATACCTATGATCCAAATTATATTACCAATATTTAGGGTTAGATCTTTCATTACTTCTTAGATTTATATCCGCCTCCGTTAGCTTTGTAACGTTTAGCAAGCATTTGAGCTTTACGTGCAGACCACTGACCAGGAGCCCCACCTTTTCCACCAGCCTTGATAGAGTTAAATAATCTTTTACGCATTCCCGGTTTAGTGTAGTTACCAGAACTATTTACTGTACTTTTTTTCTTGGTTGCTTTTTTCTTTAGTGCCATTATTCATTTATTGTTGGATACGTTTTGTCAAGTATTACTTGCAACTTTGCACACCGTTCATAATTCTCTTCATCAATATAGTGGTCAATCATATTTTGCAACTCATCTTCTGATGGTCCATTGTCTGGATCATATGCCATTATCATTGATTCTTGTCTTTTAAAGTTCTTACTAATTAATTCATCAAATGTAATCTGGCCGGACAGTATCAAGTAGGAATTGTTAAATGCCTTTTCAAGTAGTATCTGATCCATTTGCATTTGTGCTATTCTATCCATTATGTCATCTTTTTCTTCTGGTTTATTATTTTGGTCTGCCATGTTAAAAATACTTTAGTTAGAAACTCTTTTATAAGAATAATATAGTCATTTTTTAATTTCTATAAAAATTTTTGAGTGAGAACATACCCCCGCCTCCTGTAAAAAAAATCTCTTGCCCCCCAAAAAGTTGTGTGTTTTGCGTGCTTAAGAGGTTCTACTGTTCTGCTCCCCAGCTAAAAAATGTATACGGGGTACCCCCACAATGATGTGGGAGCCTCAAAAATTTAATACTATATATTATGAGCGTATTTTTCAGAAAACTAAGAGTAAATGAATCAACAGGAACAGCAACAATCATTGCTACAGACAAACCAATCTCTGCAACAAAAAAGATGATTGGTAATCTAAACGTAGCAGTAAGGTCTACAGGTAATGTAACCTTTGGCATCCTAAGTCTAATAGACCCTGATACCAACAAAGTGATGCGTGCTAATCATCCTACTATTAAGCAACTTCAAAAAGAGCTTAACCAAGGAGATGAAATGCCTGGATTCCAATTAAGTGATAATCCTGTAGTGGATTTAAATACAGGAGAGGAAACTAACCTGCGTTGGATTGAGGCTTCAGTATAGCCTTATATCAACAACTGACCTTAACGGGTTGGTTGTTGTTTTATCTTGTGTGTAATAGTGCATGGTTACTGCAATCTTCTCTGACTATCTGCTCTGCCATCTGCACTTTGACCATCTTCTCCCCAGCTATACAGTGTTATGGGTACAATGTTATATAATATCTCTAACATTGTATAAAAAGCATGGGTAAATTTAATTTTATGTGTGTGTCACACTAAAGATGAGGTCTTATACCCACAAAATACCACCTTTTACCACTACTGTTACAATCAGTACACTATATAATATAAATATAGCTAACGTTACTACAAGAGTAACTATTACACACAACAATACCACATGAGTATTCTTTGTCTCTTCCTCTATAGGATAATAGACATAGTACCCGCAATATTGCAATTAATCACTAATACTAAATCTTATGAAACACATTATCATATGCCTAGGCATTCTCCTATCATTTAGCTCTTGTGAAAAAGAAGAGTTAGAACCAACATGTACAGCTATAGAATTTAATATGACTGATACAATAACTATGTACTTTGAAAGACAAGAGTCTAATGGTACATTTAGATCACATGCTTGGTCACAAGATAACTATCAATTATATCTTGATACATTTATGACTAGTACACCACCACCATATACAATGGAAGGATGGTTGTCTTGGTCATTTGATTCAGCCAATAGTAATCCAGACTATTATATATTCAGTAATGGACAGTATCTTATTAACCCAAGTGATTGGGAAGATAACTTCTATTACATCACAATACCAATTTCAGATGTTGTTACCAATGGTGACACTATCGTAATCCTTTAACTTTAAAAAATAAACTAAAATGAAACAATTCTTCAGATCATTAATCAAATGGATATTTATTATAATTATCCCAGTAGTAGTATTAAGTACATGTATCAACTATTTTTATACCTTTGGGTGGAATGGTTGGTCAATGACCCTCATATGGAGTGCAGTAATAACCGTAACTCTAATTAATGCTTTGTATTATGCTTCTAATATGAAGCAAACAAAGTTCTTACCATTTAAAATACAATTTGAATATGTCCCAATGATTGGCTTCTTGGTTGGTATACCACCAAAGAGACCATGGGAAATACTTATAGTTGTACCTTTTTGTACTATAGAAATATCAAAAAGGGTTTAAAAAGGCTCACATATGGACCACTAACAATACCAGTAATATTATATATATAATAACACTAGTAGTTAGGCCTTGTGAGATTTGTTGATTGTGTAATCAATTTTCAGGAGCCATGCTGTTTTCGCATACATGTTTGCAGTGTGGCTCTCCTGAATTAATTTAAAAAATATTAAACATATGTCAAATACGTATTCTATACATAAAGAAATAATTAATACCATCTTTACAAAGCTATTAGATAATAAAGCATTTGTAACAAAGGAAAACATAACCAGTGTTGGTAAGATCTTGCTTAGAGAGTGTAGTGATAGTACTGTAGAAACTATTATCCATCTCATGTTAAGTGAAAAAGAGTATAAACCTCTTAAAATAGGTGATCATGTTAAGCTTGAAACACCACCTTATCATGTTGGAAATGAATATGAAATAGATATACTTGATGACTTAGGTCTATTACCTAAAGATGCAGGTCATGTCTATGGTATTGTTGTTGGTGACTCTTCTTGGAGTTCAACAGAACCTTTTAACCCATTCTATAGTAGGATTAAAGTTGATTGTTTGTACCATGATGCTGATAAAAAGCTTAAACTGTACCAGCATGAAGTAAATCCTTTGCAATGTGTAAAGGTTAATAGAGGTAATATTCCTTATTACAAAAAGAAAGCAGCTTCCGTTGAGGTTGTGGACCCAATAACTTTATAATATGCCTAAATTATCAATAGAACTAATTAAAGACAGGTACAGAAAGTTCCAGACTCAAAGTGAACATAAACACTTTGGTCCTTATATGAATGAGCTATTCTCACTAGGTGATATTAAGCTACAAGGAGAGTTAGACAATAACATGTCTCTTCTTAGATTGCTTAAAGATCATGTACAAGAAGAGCAGTAGATACGGAATTGTTAAACATCAAGTCTTAACAGATCCTAATCTATCCATTCAAGCAAAAGGTTTGTATAGTATATTATGTTGCTATGCAAACAAAAACAGATTATGTTGGCCATCCATTAGTACACTTGCTGATGATGCTGACTCAAGTCAATCATCCATTAAAAGATGGTTAAAAGAGTTAAAACACCATAATTACATTCAAAGAGTAGGAAGAAAGCTAACAATTTTATAATGCGTTAGCTATATTAATGCTCAATAATTTTGAGTTTGACCTAAATTCATTTAATTATACTGAACCAGTACAAGTTATATTATTATCTTTACCACAATAAAATAAAGAATGATAATACAACTTCCAAATGGCAGAATAATTGAGTGTTCATTAGAACAGTACCTTTCACTAAGTGATGAAGAGTACAATGATCTAAATGGTCTTAGCTCAGCCTATACTAAAGAAGTTGGTGATCCATTTTACAACAGATATTCAGACAGATCAGGGAAAGCAGAAAAATCCGCAATAGAACATATTGAGGAACATGAACCAGCCCTAGATGAGATTGAAACTTTTGAAAAACTGGAAGACCCGTATTTTCACTCAGATGATAGTTAATCATCAAACACTATTTTATTAATTTCAAAAACAATTTAAAAATGCAAAATCAAGTAAACATCATTGCTGATGACATGGGAAATGTTGTCCGCCAATCAAGTAGTAACTCAGAGTATGGTTATGTAAGACTAACACAGAAAAGAGTATCCTTTGGAACCGGAGGTTGGGTTAAAAGCTCTAACGTCTCTACATTAATCCATGGTAAATTAGAAGATTTACAAGAAATGGACTTTAAAGCCAATGAAAATTTAACAGGTAAGATTGTAATCAGAGAGCAACTAGAACCGTTTAGTTCTAATGATCCTGATAGAGACTATAAATATGCAGGTGATACAGGTATCATTTGTTGTGTAGATGGTCAACCTATTTATAGGAAAACATTCTTTGTACCAAATGTAACAGCTGAAGATACATTATTAGCTCATACTAATGGTGCTGATATAAGAGAAGCTAATGGTAGCAACACAAGTGTCAAAATGAAGACAGTTGAAGCTGCAGAAGCATTTGGTATTAATAGTGAAGTAGCAGATGAATCCGTTGAAGAAGTTACTGATGAAGTAACTGATGAAGTAGTTGAAGATGAGCTCGTTGAAGAGACATTTGAGCTATAACAATAATTTCTGAAGAATGCGTAAGGTTACTCCATCAGAGGAGTATTAAATGAGGTCTATATGTGACAATGCCTTTCTCATTTTTTAATAACACATTCAATAAATTCATAACTAAAATCAAACACGTATGCTATCTCATGAACAAATCCAAAAACTAAAACTTAATGAAAAAGAAAATCATTTAAGCAAACGCATAGAGCGTTATCAATATCTAGGGTTATTAGCTGAATATCAGTTACACCCACCTTCACTAATCAATTCATTTGAATACAGTAAACTAAATCCGTATCAACATTTTTTATTTAAACGTGTACTCCATGGACTTAATGTTTATAAACCTGAAGAAGTTAACAAGCTTCATTGGGATAAACGTAGAAGAGTTACTAGAGTATGGAAACGTGGTCAAAAGGAAATCAACCGTTGGAAACAAACACTTTGTAATAAGAGAATAAATGCTTATCTTAGTAAAACATTTACACATAGTCCTCTTGCTCAGTACATTGCAAATATACCTGCAGATGAAACACTAGATAATTACAAGAATACGTTTACATTCAAAGATCTTGGTATATCATATGAAGATGTAATCTTAAAATTTATGTCTTTAGGTTTACTACCAAGAAACTTTTTTACAATTAAATCAAATGAGTATCAAAAAAGTATCAAGTAAAATGTCAAAGTTAAATACAGCTTATAGCAAGTTGCGTAAGCAGTATTTAACAGACAAACCAATCTGTCATGCAAAGATTCATAACTGTTCTTTGCATGCAACAGATGTTCATCATAAACATGGCCGTGGTGTATACCACTTAGATGTGTCTACATGGTTACCAGTTTGTAGAAACTGTCACATGTGGATAGAAGAACACCCAGCTGAATCCTATGAATTAGGTTTCTCAGGCTCAAGATCATAACTTTATGGTCCTATAGCTCAACTGGATAGAGCAACAGCCTTCTAAGCTGTAGGTTCTAGGTTCAAATCCTAGTGGGATCACAGATGGCCGGATGATGAAATTGGTAGACATGAAGGACTTAAAATCCTTTGGGCAGTAATGTCCGTGTGGGTTCAAATCCCACTCCGGCTACCAGCACTCTTAGCTCAGTTGGTTAGAGCAACTCACTCATAATGAGTAGGTCACAGGTTCAAGTCCTGTAGGGTGCACCTTAAATACATTATAAACCATGAAAAAATATCAAAAAGATAGGTTAATTAGAATATTAGCTTGGACAATCGTATTATCAATAACAATAATATTATGGCAAACAATACTGCATCAACTCTTTCTAATAGGGAAATAGTTCAATCAGATGCACTTTCAATAGCAGCAAAACATAAAAGATGTGGTTTAGGTATATCTATGGGTGTAGGCAAGACAAGAATTGCAATACAACACCTGCAGATGAACTTTGATCAATTTATAGAAGTCTTGGTAGTAGTACCAAAACATTCAGTTACTCAATCTTGGATTGATGAACTAGGTAAAATGGGATTAGAATCCTTACTTCAACACATTACATTTACAACTTATTTATCTTTAAAAAAAAAAGATCCTAATGATTATAGCATAGTTTATTTAGATGAGTGTCATTCATTAAAATATTCTCATGAGTTATTCTTAGGACCTTATACAGGTAAGATATTAGGGTTGACAGGTACACCGCCAAGAGATAAACAATCAGAAAAAGGTGAGATGGTACAAAAGTATTGTCCAATCAAGTACCAATTTGATGTAGACAAAGCAGCTGACTCAAACATATTAAATGATTATCAGATAATAGTGCATGAGTTAGAGCTATCTAAATTACCTACATTAAAAAAGAAGAATAAGAATGGAGGTTTTTGGTGGACCACAGAACAAAAGGATTATAACTATGTAAACGGAAGAATAGCAGATGCTCAAACCCAGAAGCAAATACAGTTTGCAAGGATTATGCGTATGCGTGCTCTGATGGATTATACAAGTAAAGAGAGCTATGTCAAGAGTATACTAAAGAATATTGGTACAAAATGTATTGTATTTGCTAATACTCAAGACCAAGCAGACAGAATATGTAAGCATAGTTATCATTCTAAAAATTCTAAGTCAGAAGAAAACTTAGAGTTATTTTCTGATGGTAGAATAAATCAGTTATCATGTGTGTTACAGTTATCAGAAGGTGTCACAATAAAAAACCTTGAATCTGGTATTATAATGCATGCATATGGTAATGAAAGAAAAACAGCACAAAGAATTGGTAGGTTATTAAGACTTAATCCATCTCAGACAGCAGTGTGTCATATACTTTGTTATAAAGGTACACAAGATGTTACATGGGTTAAAAGTGCATTAAAAACCTTTGACCAAAACAAAATCAAATATTATAATCCACTTAAACAATGAACTTAATTTCAATTATGTTTCTGTTAGCTTTATTATGGCTAACTCAAAGCATATTAAACAAAAAGCAATAATTATGGGAAAAATGAAAGAGCTCTTTATAGAGCAACAAGAAGAACTAGAATACCGTGGTGCACATGATGCAATGATACACAGTTATGCTAGAAAAGCAATAGAAGAATATATAGAAGAAGGTGATACACCTTGTCCTAACTGCAACATGCCAGCTTTATTACGTAATGAATCAAACGCCAAGTGCACTGAGTGTGCTCAAGAGTTTGTATATGTTGGCTCAGCACTAAGATTTTTGTGATATGGAATTTATAACTAACACAGGAGAAACAGTAGAAGTAGAATATACTTATGATCCAGGAGAACCAGACCAATGGTATGATTCTAATGGAGATCCAGGAACACCGGGTTATGGACCAACTGCTGAAATTAAGCATGTTTGGTATACTAACACGGATACTAATGGTAATCAAGTTACCGTAGACGTACAACATTTATTAGAAGAAGATATAGAAGAAAAAATATTAGAATATCATGAACAATAATGAAAAACAAACAAAATACATAGGGGGAGTACAATATATATTAGATGAAGGAAAATGGGTCAGTGTTTATGGGTTAGATTTAGATCCACATGATCCTAACTATTTAATGTTTACACCTATAAAAAAAGAAGTAGATGACAAAAGATAATATGCAAATATTAATACATGCATCAGCATGTAAAGCAATTGATCTCTTAATAGAAGTAGATACAATACCTGGAGTAAATCAAAGGAAAGTAGATACTGCTATAGAAAGATTAGAGGATATAAAAGCTATATCCCGCATTGAAATAACATAAGTTATGATAAAAAAAGAATGGAGATTTATGGATAAAAAATTCAGACAATACAGAAGTAATCAAGGACGTAGTCCTGAAAGAATGGAAAAAATATATAAAGGCTGCTTTGTAGTAGGAGTTGCAGGGTTAGTAATGTTTATAATAGTGTTGCTCTCATCATTATGAAAGATCAATTATTTGTACAAGCAGTAATAAAGGAAGGAAAATTACACTTCCCTATAAAAGCTTTTGAAACTAAGTATAATAAGTTTCTTAAAGATATGCCTGAAGGTGCACGTATAGAGTTATTTATAGGTGTACAAGATGGTAAAGGCAGCAACCCGCAGTTGGCCAGAGTTCATGCTATGATAAGAGAAATAGCAAATGAGATAGGTTATACATTTGAAGAAGCAAAATTACAAGTTAAGCGTAAAGCAGGCTTGTGTTTTGTTAAAAACAATGTAGAGCACTGTAAATCTTTTGGTAAGTGTGATAAAGAAGAACTAAATCTTGCTATACAAGCTTGTATTGAGATAGGAGATTTTAGTGGTATGCAACTTAGATAACTAAGATGGCCAGATAATAAGCATTATTTAACTATCTTCATCTTAGATTCTATGTCAGCAAGTTTATCATTAATATTTGCACCTTTAGCCATCATTGTACCTAAATCTCTTATTTCTTCAACTGTTGCTGTACTTTCAGTAATAATATCTAAACCTTGTTCAGTAGCTCTAAGCTTCATTTGTTGAAGTAAGGACCACAGTACATATAAATCACCTTCAAATTTATCTAGAGTAGGAGGATCTAAAGTCTTAGCTAATTCAGCTTTTTCTTCTTGAGTTTCTAACTCTGCTTCAGCAATTGTTTGATCTATCTTAGATATTTGAGCAAATTTTTCAAACGTAGCACCAATAGTCTCAATTCTATCACCTTCAGTAACCCAATCAGTTAAAATATTTTGGATACCTGCAATATAAGCAGTAGAACAAGAGATACCTGTTACGTTCTTAGAGAAATCATAAGTAACATAAGTTTGAAGTTTTTTATCAGACATAATTAAAAGTTTTATTTAACAAAGATACAAAATATAATGGAAAATATAGAAATAGACATTACTAATTTACGTGAGTCACTAAATAGTAAGCTGGTTGACAGTGGATGGGAAAAGATGTTATCACCTTATATAAATGGGATAGACTTTGACCACATCATGAATACACTAGTACAAAATGTAAATAGAGGTAGAAGATTTACACCTAAGTTTAAAGATACATTCAATGCATTTTATGAATGTCCTTATGATAAAGTTAAAGTTGTCATAGTAGGCCAAGATCCTTATCCTCAATTAGGGTCAGCTGATGGTTTAGCATTTAGCTGTAGTAAAAAAGGTAAAGCTGAAAAGTCATTACAATATA